CACAAAGCGTTTGTAACCCTCGCGTCAGATCGCGGGGGTGAGACCTATCAGCCCGCTATCCTTTCCGCTCAGACCCATCCCGACAGGTGAGCGAACCAACGGCGGGGATGCGAAAGTCACGACCGGCGCGGGCACATCACTCATTGGGCCGGTTAATCCCAGCAAGTCGGAACTAACCCATGGCGCTCAGCTTCGAAGACGACGTGATCGTGGAGCTGATCGAGCGCACCGAGAAGGGCGAGCCCCTGACCAAGATTTGCGCTGATCCCCGAATGCCCAAGAGGCGGACGGTCTACGATTGGTTGGAGAGCGACGCTGAGTTCTCCGCACAGTTCCGCGCCGCACGCGCGCGAGGTGTCCACGCCCTTGCCGAGGACTGCCTGGAGATCGCCGACGAGAAGGTGAAGGACGCCGTTGAGGTCGCTGACAAGCGTGTCCGCATCGACACCCGCCTTCGCCTGGCCGGCAAGTGGCTCCCTAGCATCTACGGCGAACGTGTGGACGTGAACCACAGCGGAGAGGTCGTTACCCGGCATGACCTCAGTGGCTACAGCGCCGACGACCTCGACGCGCTTGAAAAGCTTGTCGCGAAAGCTGCCGACCGTGAGGGAGATTCAAGCGGAGAAGGCCCGTCGCGGCCTGATCGGGTTCACTAGCTACACCAATCCGGTTTACCAGCCCGCCGGCCATCACAAGCTGATCGCGGATAAGCTGGAGCAGGTTGAGCGCGGTGAGCGTGACCGGGTGATGGTGTTCATGCCGCCCCGCCACGGCAAGAGCGAGCTAGCGTCCCGCAAGTTCCCCGCCCGCTACCTGGGCAAACACCCGAGCCGCCAGATCATCGCGGCGAGCTACAACAGCGACTTGGCTACCGACTTCGGGCGTGATGTCCGCAATCTGATGGCCTCGCCCGAGTACGGAGAGATTTTCCCCGACATTCGCCTTCGCATCGACAGCAAGGCGGCTGACCGGATGAACACCAACCACGGCGGCGCATACTTCGCTGCTGGTGTGGGCACGGCGACGACGGGACGCGGCGCGCACCTTGGGATCATAGACGACCCCTTCAAGGACCGTGAGGACGCAGACAGCGAGACCCAGCGCGAGAAGGTGTGGAACTGGTATCGGTCTACGTTCTTCACCCGCCTGATGCCTGGCGGGGCCATCGTGCTCATTCAGACCCGTTGGCATGAAGACGACCTCGCCGGGCGCTTGCTGGAGCAAGACGGGCGGCTAGAGGACGGTGGCGAATGGGATGTGCTGGAGCTTCCGGCCATCTCGAACGACGGCAAGCCGCTCTGGCCTGAGTGGTATGACCTGAAGGCCCTGGAGCGGATCAAGAACACCATCGGCCCTCGCGAGTGGTCTGCGCTCTACCAGCAGCGGCCACAGCCTGACGAAGGCGGGTTCTTCCAGCGCGATTGGCTCAAGTCGTGGGTCAAGCAGCCTGAAAACCTCCGCATCTACGCCACGAGCGACTATGCGGTCACTGATGGCGGCGGCGACTACACGGTCCACCGCATCTGGGGTGTGGATGAGAAGGGCGACATCTACCGCCTCGACGGGTGGCGCGGCCAGACCACGGCGGACATCTGGATCGAGCAGAAGCTGGATCTGATGGCGAAGTGGAAGCCGTTGGCCTGGTTCGGCGAGGCTGGCGTCATCCAGAAGGCTATCGAGCCCATGCTGCGTCGTCGGATGCGAGAGCGTTCGATCTTCTGCCGCATGGAGTGGCTGAGCAGCATCCACGACAAGCCGACCCGAGCGCGGGGGTTCCAAGCGCGTGCAGCAATGGGGAAAGTCTGGCTAGAGCCGGGCGCTGACCTGACCGAGTTCCTTCAGTTCCCCGCCGGCAAGCATGACGACGAAGTTGACGTGGGCGGCATGTTGGGTCGCGCCCTAGACGACGCGCACCCGGCGATCCTCACCACCACCCAGAAATCCAACGATCCCCCCGACCTGTGGGGCAGAAACAGGGGAGGCGGGGATTCATGGAAGACAGCGTGACCCCGAACCCCAGGAGCGAGTATGCGCCGGATCTTCCGCGCCTGAAGCGCATGTTCGCCGAGGCGATGGACGCCTCGACCGTCGAGCGCAAGCAGGCGGCTATCGATCAGGACTATTACGACGGGCCCGGACAGTGGACCGCTGCCGAGCGTCGCAAGCTGAAGGATCGTCGCCAGCCCGACAACTACTTCAACCGCATCCGCCCTGCCATCAACGGTACGCTTGGGGTGATCAAGCAGGGCTCCACCGATCCGAGGGGATATCCGCGCAACCCGCAGGACGAAGACGCCGCAGACGTGGCCTCCAAGACCCTGCGCTTCATCGCAGACCACAACCGCTTCGATGACGTGAAGATCAAGGGCGCTAAGGATTATCTGGTCCCTGGCATCGCCGCGATGATCGTTGAGGTGGACGAAGACCGCCAGATCACCACGACGCTCATTCGCTATGAGGAGTTCTTCCGCGACCCCAGGAGCCGCCGCGAGGACTTCAAGGACGCCAAGTACATGGGCGTGGCGAAGTGGCAGTACGCCGACGACGTCGCGGCCATGTATCCCGACAAGCGGGAAGAGATCGAGCGCGAGCTGATCACCGGAACGCCGATCTCCGTTGACGACACGATGGAGGACAAGCCGAAAGGTGAGAACGGCGCCCTATCGTGGTCCGACAAGCGCAAACGCCGCGTGCTGACCGTGGAGATGTACCACGAGGAGCAAGGGTGGAAGCGTTGCGTCTTCTACGGCGGCGGCGTTCTGGAGGCTGGCGAGAGCCCGTATCAGGACGACAAGCAAAGGCCCTGCAACCCGATTGAGGCCACGTCCTGCTACGTTGACCGGGACAACAACCGCTACGGCATTGTGCGCGATATGCGCGGGCCGCAAGATGAGATCAACAAGCGCCGCTCCAAGCTGCTGCACCGCCTGTCCACCAACCTGGTGCAGGAGAACGAACCCGGCGCGATGCATGGGGTCGATGCGGATCTAGTCCGCAAGGAAGCCGCTCGGCCTGACGGGGTGCTGCCCTCGGGCGTGCAGATCGTCAATCAGTCGGACAAGGCGGCGGGCGAAAGCCAGCTCCTGGCCGAAGCGAAATCCGAAATCGAGCGCATGGGGCCAAACCCCGCCGTGCTGGGTCGGACGGGTGAGAGCCAATCGGGCCGCGCCAACCTGATCCGCCAGCAGGCGGGGATGACCGAACAGGCCATTGTCTTCGGCGGCATCGAGGATTGGGAGCTTCGCCTTTACCGCCAGATGTGGAGCCGGGCTCGCCAGTTCTGGACCGCTCCGATGTTCATCCGCGTCACGGATGACGAGGGGGCGCCGGAGTTCATCGGCGTGAACCAACCCAAGGGCCAGCCTGTCGTTGATCCGATAACGGGTGAACCGCAGATCGACCCGAAGACCGGCCAACCGATGGAGGGGCCGCCTCAGATCGACCCCATGACCGGCGAGCCTGTGCTTGGCTACAAGAACCGCCTGGCCGAACTCGACGTGGACATCATCATCGACACCGTGCCCGACACGGCCAACGTCCAGCAGGAGCAATTCCAGGTCCTGGCCGAACTGGCGAAGATGTACCCGCAGGAAGTGACCTTTGACGAGATGGTGGAGCTTTCCACCCTCCAGAACAAGCGGGCCTTCCTCGACAAGCGCAAGGCCAAGCAGGAAGAGGCCGCTAAGGCGCAGCAGCCGAACCCGATGCAGATGGCCGAAGCCGAGAAGGCCAAGTCGGAGGTTGGCAAGAACGAAGCGTCCGCCGCCCTGGACCGCGCCAAGACCGCCGAGATCATGGTGGGCCTGAGCATGGGTGTGGGCGCTCCGATGGACGCCGCCATGCCCCAGCCTCAACCCATGCAGCCGCCCATGCCTCAGGCTCCCGAGCCGATGCAGGGTCCGCCGCCTCAAGCTCTACCGCCGCAAGGCCCTCCGATGGGCCAGCCGCAACCGTTCTAACGACCACCCGCCGCCGGGGTTACGGGCGCATCGCTACGCTGGGGCGTGATCCAGCAACAGGCCGCCGCTGATCGGGCGAACCGAGTCGCCGTCGTTACGGGCGAGGATCAAAAAATGGACAAGCTGGACTTTCTCGACGCCCCCACGGGCGACGAACCCGCGCCCGCGCCTGTCATCGAGGCCGCTCCCGAACCGACGCCCGAACCCACGGAAGGCCCTGCAAGGGGTCCTGACGGCAAGTTCGCGCCTAGGACGGAAGCTGCTCCCGAGCCCCAGGCCGAGCAACCGCCCGAACCTCCCCAGGCTCAGCAGCCCCCGCCCGGTTTCGTTCCGGTCGCGGCGTTGCAGGAGATCCGAAAGGAGCTTCAGGCCCTTCGCCAAGCCCCGCAGCAGCCCGCCCCCGACCCTTACGAGGATTTCGAGGGATACCAGGCCCACGCGGAAGCCCAACGCCACACCGAGCGCCTTGGTTGGTCGCAACGTCTGGCCGTCGTGCAGCATGGCGAGGAACTGACGAACACGGTGTTGGAGTGGGCCTACGCCCGCGCTGACCAAGACCCGATGTTCAATCAGCGGGCGCTCCAGAATCCCGATCCTGTCGGCTTCGCAGTTCAGGAATACCAGCGCGAACAGGCGTTGGAGATGCTGAGCAAGCCGGAACTGCTCCAGGCGTTCCAAGCCTGGCAGACCCAGACCCAGACCCCGCAGCAGCCGCAGGCGATCACCGCCCCGGCTCCGATCCCCCATCAACAGCCGACGCCTCCAAGGTCCCTCGCCTCCGCTCCGGCGGCTGGCGGCATCAAGCCGGGTGAAATTCCCGTGGGCCCGAGCGTGGCGTTCGACTCCGTTTTCAAGGACTAGACCACCATGGCCGAAGTCGTTCTCGCGACCGAAAGCGAAAAGCAGATCTGGGACGCCTCCTTCCTGAAGGAAACCGTCCGCGCCTCCCGCTTCCTGCCCTACATGGGCAAGGGCGTGACCAACATCATCATGATGAAGCACGAGTTGGAGACCGAAGCCGGCAAGACGATCAACATCCCGCTCGTCACCCGACTGACCAACAAGGGCGTGGGCGGCTCCACCGCCCTGCGCGGGCGTGAGACCCAGATCGGCAACTACAACTGCCCGATCACCATCGACTGGGACCGCAACGCCATCGTGGTTCCGAAGTCGGAGAGCTACAAGACCGAGATCGACTTCCTCAACGCCGGCAAGCCGCTCCTGAAGCAATGGGCCGCCGAAGCCCTGCGCACGGACATCATCTATGCCCTGATGACGGTCATCCCGAGCGGCAACACGACCGTTCCCTATGCCGAGATCACCGACGACACCACCAACGGTGGCTACATGATCGCGTCCGGCTACACGCCCGGCGCCGTCTTCGACCGCTACGAGGGTGTCTCGTGGACCACGGCCACGGAAGCCAACAAGGACGCCTGGCTCGTTCTCAACTCGGACCGCGTGCTGTTCGGCAAGCTTCGCTCGAACATCTCGTCCAACGACCACTCGGCCGCCCTGACCACGCTGGACACCACCAACGACAAGCTGACCGTTGCGACGGCCCAGCTCGCCAAGCGGATGGCCGGCAACGCGAACCCGCACATCACCCCGTTCATGACCGAAGACGGTCGCGAATACTACGTGATGTTCTGCGGCCCGCGCTCCTTCCGCGACCTGAAGAACGACGCCACCATGCTCGCGGCCAACCGCGACGCCCGCGCCCGTGAGGGTGGCGGCATGGACAAGAACCCGATCTTCCAAGACGGGGACCTGATCTATGACGGCATCATCTTCCGCGAAGTGCCGGAAATCCCGCACATCGTGAACGTGGGCGACAGCGCGACCACGGACGTGGAGCCCAACTTCCTCTGCGGCCAACAGGCGCTCGGCGTCGCCTGGGGTCAGACCCCCACCCCGCAGACCGAAGTCAACGACTACAAGTTCCGCCCCGGCATCGCCATCGAGGAACTTCGCGGCGTCAAGAAGCTGGCCTTCAACGGCAAACAGAACGGCATCGTGACGGTCTACACCGCCGCCGGCGCCGACTCGTAATCCCACCCACCCTGAGAACCAACGGTTGGCCTGCGGGCCGCCGTTGGCATGGAGGCCATCATGGCTGTTGAAAACCTGATTGCGGTGGGCGCCACGCCTTCCGATTCTCGCCTTTCCCACGGGATGGGCGGCGACGTGAAGTCGTTCACCCGCACGGTGGAGATCACCGCTGCGGCGACCGTCGCTTCCACCTACGTCTTCGGCTACGTGCCGCTCGGCGCTCGGATTCTCGGCATCAGCCGCGTCTCCTACGACGACTGCGCGTCTTCCGGCGCTCCCACGCTCGATATCGGGTTCTTCCCGGTGGACAGCAACTTCACGGGCGCCGCCGACAACATCAACGACGGCCTGACCCTGGCGACCGCCGCCAAGGATCAACCGCTGATCAAGGACATCTCCAACTACGGCAAGCGCGCCTGGCAGTTCATCTCGGGCGCCACCGCCGACACCAAGGGCCAAGCGATCATCAAGGGCACCCTTGTGGACGCTGACGCCAACACGGGCGGCACCGTCACCATCGAAGTCTTCTTCCTGGTGCCGTAATGAGGGCCCGCTTCATCGGTGACCCGAACGACAACTTCAGCGGCCCGGAGCGCATCACGTTCTGGGGCGTGGAGTTCGTTAAGGGCGAGTGGGAACGGGTGACCAACCCCCGCTTCGCCTCCAACAACCACTTTGAGGTCGAAGGCGGCGTTTCGCTGCCGGCTGACCCCGAGGATGGCCTGGAGGGGTTGAAGGTTCCCGAGCTAAAGGCCCTCGCCGCTGAGCGCGGTGTGGATCTCAGCGACGTGACGAAGAAGGCCGACATCATCGCGGCCCTCGAACTCGCGGCTGAAGCGGAGGAGGGGGCTTAGGCCCCCTCTGACCTTCCGTGGCGACCTGCCTCGACATCATCACCGACGCGCTGGTGGAAATCAGCGAGATCGGCTTCGGGGAGACCCCGCAGGCGGAAGAGGCGTCGCGGGCGCTCGACCTGCTGCAAGGCATCTACGACGAGTTCGTCACCAACGGCTCTTTCGGGAGCCTGACCGACCACATCGCCACTGGCGCTTACACCGCCAAGGAACAGCAGCGCATCCTCAACGACGGCTACACGATCACGCTGCCGGCGACCATTGACGATGAGGGCGCCGCCGACATCCGCCCGCCCTACGATCTGTCGCTTGTCATTGTGACTGAAACAGGTGTGGCGCGTCAGGTCTCGATCTATGACGCCAACAAGGCCGCGTGGGTACGCCTGGACGGCCTTGAGCTGACAACCGCGGCTCCCCTGTCGGATCGCGGTCGGCAAGGTCTGGCGTGCCTGCTGGCGAAGCGTTGCGCCGGCAACCGGGCTCAAGTCTCGCCGCAAAGCGAGGTCGCTGCGGGCCGCTTCCTGTCCTCCCTCTCCCGTCGCCCGTCCAATGAGCGCCGCGAGACGGCGGTTGACTACTACTGATGACCCAGATCCCGCTCGCCTA